TTGCAAAATCCATTAGTGATTTGCCGCCATAGGTGAAAGCGGATGATGATGACGTTACAAACGATGCTGCGCCCGCTTCGTCGCTGTCGGCGTTATTGTTTGCAAGGTCGTCTAAATAGTTGTTAGCTTCTTCAACAGAGTTCTTGCGGTCGTCTCCGTTAAATTCAGAAAGTGAAGGGTATGTATCAGTTAAGTCACGCCGCGCCAAAATGTATGCGTGACGGATTGCGCCTGATGGGATATTTTTGCCAGTGTTGACAACTGCGGGAAGTGATAGCTTTCGACGGCCTGCATTGACTCGCGAAACAACTTCTTGCGCTACGTTTGTGAGGATGCTGTTAACTTTATCCTCAGGCGTTGGGCATTCGTTTAGCAATGCGGAAAACTCATTCGTTGTGAGAATGTCACGCTGAAAAACGGTGTATGATAATGCAGTCCAAGCCATAGTTTTTAGTATCGTTTTTTGTTAGTATGCCCCGCACGGGAAAACTGAAAAACCGTGCGGGGCAATTGCTATGATAACAACAAGAGATTAGAACAGAAGTTTAGCGGTCACGCTACCTGTAAACGTGCCAGCGGTTGACGTTGCAGTTTGTGCAACGCGAACGTATCGGCGAACGTTAGCAGGGAGACGGAAACGAACTTCTTTAGCTGCGACACCAGCACCGCCAGCACCCGTCTGAGTAGTGGTGATAAGCGGGTCAACAGCGGCAAAGCTGGAATTATCCGCGCTGTCTTGCAAGGTATAAGTCAACACTTTCGTATCAGAGATACCAGCAACGGCAGGAGCGGCAATGGAGAAAACCACTTTCTCAATATCGCCACCAACGATCTGCTCTAGATCGAAAGCGGTTGTATTGACTCCAGCTTGTGCGAGAGTGGCGGTTGCGACAAAATTGTTATCTTGTTGATTGCGATTGAATTCGTAAGCCATAATAATGAGGTGTTAGATTAGCTGAGGGTTTCAGTATCAAGAATCGAATCGGTAACAATGATTGGCAAGCCGTTAGATTCCACAGGGAATCCATTGACTAAACCAGTTGCGGCTTCGACTTTTGCGTTTGGTGTGATGGTGCGAGAGATTGCCAACTGATAAGCACTGCGGCGACTCATGAGAATATGAGTTGGGCGCGATGCGAGCGGCATACGGCGGAGAGCGTCAAGGATTTTAGCATCGGTTACGCCTTTGCCTGAATCTTCGGTGAAGTCTTTCAAGCGCGCGACAGCGTGCTTGTTAACACATTGCAGACCAACGCGAGCGTCTAAGTCAGCAACGTAAGCGGTGAATCCTTTGCCGTTAGAATCGCGAACGGTTTCAGTGCGGGTATCGCCAAGGGAAAACGTCTGATTAAGACCGTAAACGTATTGAACACCTTGCGCGCCTGCGGAGATGATATACACAGAGCTACCCGTTCCTGCGGTTGTGCCGCCTGCGTCCGTGATGACAGCATCAAGAGCGGTTGCGAGTTTTTCGAGTCCAAAGAATCCATCGGAGTTTGCGGCGTCTCCATAAATGGTCTGAGTTCCAATCTTGACAAAGGCAGCGGCCATCACTCCAGCGGCTTCGATAGCCATGTAAGCATCGGGGCCATCTTCATAGCCTTTAGCTGCCATTACATCAGCTTCCACAAGCGAGGAAATCACGAATGTTTCAACGTTGCGCTCCGTGAATTTCGATTTAGATGGATTGATACCGCCGTTCACCTTGCGGAAATCGACGGTTGGGAGAACTGAGCGAGCGACGGTTTCATAGCTCGTGCCAGTGATGGTCCGTGCTGGGATGATGGTCACCTCGGGAGCGACGGTGCGGACTTCTTCGATTAGGCCAACGACTGCATCTGAGCCGTTAAGTTTGGCGATGTCCAATAGTGTGAGATTGTTGGGCATGATGTATTAGGATTGAGATTTGATTTTGAATGCGGCTTCCACACGAGCGAGTCCCGTGAGTGCTGGTGGCTCTTCGGTGCGGCCTGCGAGGATGGTTTGGCCCTGCAACGCTGGATTGCCTGGCATAGATGCGAGGATGTTAGCAGATGCGGGATTCGATAGGATAGATTCGTGCCAGAATGATTTAGCGGCTTCGTCCAATGGAGCGATGCGGCCAGCCTTTACGGCGTCGGCAATGGCAACGTCGGCGGCGGCTTTCGCTTTCTCCGTCATGCCCTTTTTGAGAGTCTTGTTCTCCTCCTCAAGCTCCATGTATTTGGCCTTGAGTTTGGAGAGTTCGTCACCGTCAGCGGCGGCTGCGGCTTTGACAGTTTCAACTCCGGCGGCAGTCTCACGCAATTCGGCGAGGTTGGTTTTTGCAGTGGCAAGAGCGGTTTCGGGGTCGTGAGACGCTTCAACTAGCCCTAGCTCGATTAGGTGGTCGATCATAGGTGGTTCTGTGTGGGATGCGGCAATGCGCGGGATCTCCTCGAAAGCCGGATCATTAACTAACGAGCCGATTTCCCCACGAGGTGCTAGACCAGTAGGGATACCTTTCGGGGAGATAAGGAAAGTTGGGGAGAAATAGGAGTAGTCGCGGCCCTCGATTGCTTTGCGGCCTGCTTCGGTCCATTCAACGTCGAGCATTAAACCAACGCCGGATTCATAGCGAAATTCACGGGGGATAAATGATGCTGGTCCCTGCTCGTGATCGAATCCTGCGAATGGGCGGACGTTTTGAGAGAGTCGTTTGGTTAGGTCTTCTGCGAAGGACGCTCCAATGCGGGCGTCGATCTCAACATCTATCGCCTTGGCTTTGCCTCCAACGGTTGCAGAGATGCGATGCTTGCCCTCTGGAAGATAAACGATGCTCGTGTCCAGACTGGAAATCTCAGCCTGAAATGCAGCGAAAACTCTTGCGGCGGTGAACATTGGCGCGAACGGGCCACCGAAATCTCACTTGTAAAGATTATTTTTCATATTCTTTTTGGATGATGTAATCCAGTGCGCCGTTGAGCATTGCGTCGATGTAGCTGTTTTCCGGTGGGAGAGCATTCGGCCATGGCTTATGCGTCACGGATTTTTTAAGTGCGAACACCGGGCGGATTCCATCCTCGGTCTTTTCGGCCAAAACGCCTTTAACCCGAAACAGTGGAGAGTATTTGAGCGAGTATCTAGCGGCGGTCATGCCGTGCGCTTCAGGCACGATTGGAATGGTGAGAAACCTTTTCCGTTTAGCTCTGATCGTTCCGCCAGTGACTTTGTGAGCGAGTCCGATAGCTGCATTTGCGAAGGTCACGCTCCTTCCGGTAGCTCTAGCGATTGCCCAGCCTGATGCGGTCGCTAGCCACCATCCTGTCGGCGTTCTTCCCGGTCCATGAGTCGGCAAGGACGGATTGATCCAAGGTAAACGGCCCTTTTTATTGTAAAATTCACGGATTGTATCCAGCGCGGAAAGAGCGCCCTGTTTCAACGCCTCGGATCTCGTTTGCGGTGATGCCAAACGAATAACCGCTGCCTTGGCGTCATTGATGTCACTAGCCTTCACCTTGATTCCAACAAATGATTTCCCCTGATTCATTGCGCGAGTCCTTTTAGCATGGATTTTCCGATTTCCAACTCTAGCGAGTCAATGAGCGCCTGCCTGTCGAGTTGGCTAAAAAGCTGAGGGATGCTTTCGATGACCTTTTCCACCTCGGTATTAAACGCGCCAATGGTCATGCGTTCGGATTTGTCAAGCAGGTCTGCCAAGATCGAGTCGATGGGGTTAAGCCACTGCGCGGCAACGTCTCTGAGTTCCTCGTCGGTCATGATTCAAGTTCTTTCGCCTTTGCCTTGGCCCATGCATAACCGGCATCACCACCCCAGCCGTTCCAAGCTTGCCAGCCTTTACCCTGCTCGTCCCATGTTGATCCTTGCTTGTCCACCTCATGCCTAGCAAAAAAGCTCACCATACGCTTTACAGTGTCGGGCGAGAGTTCCGTCCGATTCGATATGTCACGAGCGCGAGCTAGTCCCACCGCGATCATTCCACGCTCAGAAGGCGGTTTCGTGCGGCGAACCTCCAAGGCACGAGCGGCATTCTTAGCCATTTCCTCGGTAGGTCTAAGGTCAATGTCTGCTCGTGCGGATTCGACATCCTCTAGCGGTTCGTCGTCTGGAATCTCAACATCCGGCGTTTCATCGGCTCCAAAAATCTCCTCACCATCGACTGGCATAGGGATTCCAAGCTCATCGTAAAGCCACTGTTTCGGCATCGGGATTGCGATCTCGGTATAGATTTTGATCCGTTCAGCAATTGCCTTTTCGTCTTTGGCGACGGGGATTTCCATCTCGCAATACGGCATGTCCTCGGCGGCGACGGTCCCGAAATTGAATCGGACGATGGCAGGGATGAGTTGGTTGGTGATTACGTCTGCCACCCATGAGCTGACGGATTGTAACACCTCTGAGCGAATGCCCTCGTGCACCTCGCCTAGTGCTCGTGAGCCTGTGCCGGTGTTATCCGTGGTTAGGGTTTGGCCCAGCATGAGGATGTCGCAGGCGCGGTCGGCAACATCCATGAGGTGAGACTGCGGCAGGGAATCACCTGTGCCTGAGATGGCGGAATGGATCTCAAACTCAACGCCTGGCCCGGTTGCTGCCCATCCTGATGATCCGATAGATTCCAGCATGTCCGCGGCCTTGCTCATTGCCTCCTCGCTGCCATCCGTTTTGGCGGTTCGCATTGGGATGCCGAATAGCTGCGAGAATTGCATTAGCCAACCGAGACCATAGACAGATGCCAACCAGTATTTTGTCAGCGTCCGGAGATTGGCGGAATGGATCGGATGCGTCCCGCCTTGCGACCAAACGCCGATCAAGAAACGATCAGGTGGGAAATCAACAAGAGATGCGTAATTTGCCCCCCCCGGAGCAATCATCAAGCGATCAACATCATTCCCGGCAGATGGATAGGCTAGCTATTTTGCAGGAACTGGAGCATAGCAACGAGGGCTAATGATGCCATTTTG